AAATCAAAAAGACCTTGTTCAAGACTTGCTAATCTTTGGTCAAAAGGTGTTAGATCAGGCATCATTGGCATTGTTGGTATATCAATATTTTGTATTGCTTGGTCAATATCTTTTTGTGTTACAAATTTTGAGACATCTGGTATCTCGGGCATATCTTGTCGTTCTATAGAGAGCCTACCTCCAGTAGGGCCTTGCGATAACAGAGTATCAATTTCGTCCCTTGATATAAATTTTGTTAAATCTGGTTGTTCTTGTGGTGGTATCAATGATGTTATTTCATCACGCAAACCTTGTCGCAAAACATCTACATCTATTTGTGGAACAAAATTAAAACCACCTAAAATGTCTCTTGGCGGAGGAAAACGCAATTGATCTTGTAATATTGTAATGTTATCACCCATACCGCCACCTATAATATTTGGTGGTAATTGTGAATAATCAGGTGCATCTGCGTCACTAAATGGCATATCTGGTGGCGCGTCTGTAACGATATTTGGCATATCTGTCATAACTGGACCAAGTTGTGCTTGTGTAAAACCGCCTGGTTGTTCTGGTGAAAAACTTACGCCTGGTGCAATAACTTGTTCCATAGGCAATCCGCCAGCTATTGATCTTGCATAATTAAAACCGCTTGCAAAACTTGGATCTACAGTTGGTGTAACAACTGGTGGTCGATTTACTGGTGGTAAATTATCTTCTCTTATGTTTGGTCCTAAAATTCCTATAGACATATCTATATCGTACTCCAATCCTCTCCTGTAAACAATAGCGATTCTGCCTCTCTTCTTCTTACCAAACCTTGTAGCACCTTGCCACCAGCTTTATTCCATCTTTTAATTTGTGCTGGTACGCCTTCATAATCTTTTGCATTTAAAACTTTCAATAAAGTTGAAGATTTTAATTTTGCTGGTCCAAGGTTAAACACCCATGATACTAATGCGTCAAATTGATTTTGTTCCAAGTCAACTTCTACAAGATCGTTTACATAACCTTCATATTCTTTAATCTCATGCATAAGTAGTTTGTCCGCATCTTCTTGCGTAATACTATCTCCTTCTTTAACACCTTTAGTTGAACCATAACCTATTGTTAAAACATTAGCTGCGCAACGATACGCTTTTAGTTCACAGCCCTCAAATTTTTTAATTAAGGCTAAACCTTCTTGTGAAATTTCCATATTACTCCCCCCAGACTTTTGTTTTTGTTCCGCCGTCATAGTCAACGGCAAGATTTTCTTTTTTAAGTAATTCAGCAACATTTCCTTGTTCGCAAAATATATCGCCTAATACTCTACCATATTTATCAGTGCCATACGATTTTAATGTTATATCGCCAACTAACCATTGTTTTAGTTTGGATTTAGCAAGCAAGCCAAGTTTTTTTTCTTTTGTTCTATGTGGCTGTCTTTTAGTGTTTATTCTTGATTCTGGTGTGTCTATACCTGCTATACGCACAGATTTATTGTGTAATTGTACGGAAAAACCAAGATCAATACTTTTAAGACGAACAGTATCGCCATCAATAACTTTTTCTAAAGTTACCTTATATACAAAAGCGTCTGGGTTTGTCATTTGTCGTCAGACGAGTGTGATGCACCAAAATAAAAAGATATGATTGCACTAGCCAAGCCACCTAAATAACCAAGAACTAAGTTTATAAGTGCCTCGCTGTTTTGTTCTGGTGGTTGTAGTGTTACTAAAAATATGTAGCCAAGAAAACCGCCTATAGTGAACAAACCTATAATTCTTGCAGTCCAATCTTTACTAAACATACCTCTTGCATGTTGTTTGTCTTGTGTTTCTAACTCAAATACTTTTACACCTAACTCTTCCATTTGTACCTCAAATTCTTGCTCTGCTTTTTTAAGTTCTAGCATTTGTTCTGGCGTAGCATTTTGTATTGCTTGTTGTATAGATTTTTGATCGTTTGGCACGCCTAAAACATCAGCAATTTTATTCATGGCCATACCGCCTAATGGACCACCCATAGCCGATCCTATAGTTGGTGCGACCGCTCCTACAATATTTTTAATCAAATCTTTCATATTAAACCAACATTGATGTTACAACTGCTATAGACAAAGCGCCAAGAAAACCAAAGACGCCAAAGGTTGCAGTTTTTATTGTTAAATTAATTCTAGTGATTTCTTCTTTGATGTCTGAAAATTCATTGAAAGCAGTTTTCCAACGCTCATGTGATATTGTTTCTAACTTTGTAAGCCTTTCTGCAACATCTTTGACTGTCATTTTTTTTATTGTCATCAGACTGTATATATTTTTAAATAATCTTTTTTACCTTTTACTTTTATAGGTTTTAGTGATTTTAACTCAAAATCACAATTTTTTGCAGTATTTTCACCAATCAGTATATCTTCTCCGACTTCTTTTGTTGCTGATTCAAGTCTTGCAGCTGTATTTACCGCATCACCAATAGCAGAATAATCAAACCTAGTATCTGATCCCATGTTGCCTATGACTGCTTCACCAGAGTTTACACCAATACCAATTGCAACTGGTTCTGGTAAAGTTTTTTGTAATGTATTTATAGCTGTTCTCATATCTTGTGCGCAAGCTATTGCTCTTTTTTCATGTTCATCAATGTCAAGCGGTGCATTAAATATTGCCATACAAGCATCACCTATAAATTTATCAACCATGCCACCATGCGCTTGTATACAAGTCACCTGTTCTGTCAAAACTTTGTTCATAATATCTGTCACTTGTTCTGGTGGTAATTTTTCAGATAGATTTGTAAAGCCTCTGACATCTGTAAATAAAAATGTGCAATATCTTTTTTCGCCGCCAAGTTTTAACAAGTCTGGGTTATCTTGTAATTGTTTTACTTGTCTAGGATCAAGATAATGCTCAAATTGTTTTTTGATCTGCTGACGCAGTTTATATTGTTTTTGATAGTTTAGATAGAAAGCAATAGTAGATGTAAAGATTTGTGATACAAAAGTCCATGAAAAATCCAATAAAATGCCCTTTTGGATGCTAAAAACGCCTGAGAAGCCCGTAGTGAGCAAGAAAATTACAACTATACTTGCACCCTTAACTACATTGAAATAATTGATTGTGAGCCATGTCAGAGTGACAAAAATTGTCAAAATCAAAATTTCGGCCGCTTTTGACCAATCAGGTATGTATGGAGAGTTCTGTACAAGTATTGATTCAGATAATGCAGCTTGAACCTTATGTGGTTCTACTAAACCAACTGGAGTTGCAATTTGTGGCATAACACCATTTGCAGTTACGCCAACAAAAACAAACTTACCTGCGACATACATTTCTTTAAGAGTAGTTTGTGGAGTATCAACCCAGCTGATCCACTTACGACCAAAACTATCTGTTTTAACTGGTGGTATTCCTCGTATTGATATTTCTTCAATACCATTATCATTAGTTTTTATAATGTAAGTTTCTACGCCTAATAGAGATTTATATATTTGTGTTCCAAAACTTGGTATCCATTCGTTGTTTGGTGTTTTAACTAATAAAGGTATTCTGCGAACTAGATTATCAATATCTGTGGGAGCAACGGCTAAACCTTGTAAAGCGTGGTTTGATAGTAGAGGTAGGTTTTCCTTCACTCCTGAAGAAATTATACCACCATTATCATTACCAATAACAACTGTGCCTGGTGAACTTGGATAGTTGCCTTTGCCATCTTCAAACATAGCTAAAACAGATGGAGCAAACTTTAATGATTCTGCAAATATTTCATCACCTCCCATACGATCAGCTTGTGGAAAACTTACAACCCAGCCAACACCTATTGCGCCATTGTTTATTAAATCTAGCTGAATCTCAGCTAATCTTTGTCTTGGTAATGGCCAACCACCTTCACGCTCTATATCATCTTCAGTAATATTTAGTATTACAAAATTACCTGATTCTTCTGGTGTTTTTACAAAAGTATCAAACACTTTTAGTTTTAGTATTTCTGTAGGCGTTAATTCAAAGATCAAAGGCAAAGAAAGTAATATAAGTAAAGGTAATAATAGTTTGTACATTTAATCACTCTGAGTGATAGTAATTATACTATCGCTACCTCCATTTATTTTAATAACATTAGATACACCATCTTGTATCAAAATTACTGTATAAGCATTACTGCCATTGACATCAACTCTTACGCTTTCATTTACCTGCCTACGCAAACTAACAACATTACCTGTAATCAAAGCAGTTATTTGTGTGTCTGGGTCTTTACCTAACAAAGTACCAGCAATTTGTGTGCTTGTTGCTTGTGCTAGCACATCTTCATCTTCATCTATTGCTAAAGCATCTAATACATTGAGCAAATCTTCAAGAAAGTTTACATCTAAATAATTTATATCAAGTTCAGTAAATTCTAAACTATCGTTCTCTAAATAATCTTCTGCTAAATAATCAATATCAAGATCATTAAAATCTAAAACACTATCTGCTTTTGTTGTAGTGGTTTCTTCTTGGACTAACGCTTCTTCTTTTGGTGGTGAAACAATTAACATATTATCAATAATATCTAGTGTCAGATCCAAAATAACTGGTTTGGTAGGTGCTGATTCAAACACGCTTACAGTAGTTGCTTCGTAGGGTTTGTTGAGTATGACAGTTCCCATAGCTGTAACAACTTCTATTTCTCCGCTAGATAAACCAAAAGGATCTGGCAAAAGAATAATTAGACTTCTGCCAAGTTCATCTACAGTTGCAGTAAAATCTGTACCACGAATAGCTATATTTGCTGTAGGTGTTTTTAAACTTATGTTTTGTTTGTCAATACGATTGAGATTGCCTGTTATAAACCTAGCTGTGCCAAGACCAAAGGTAAGTGCCATCTTTGCTTTACTTGGGTCAGGATCGTATATATATTCGTCAATAAGTAATTTAGACCATTCTGTAAGTTTGACAGTAGATTTATCAAGAAAGGTAATTGCCATACGGCCATCTTTTGTTATGGCTTCATCATTACTTTGTATAGCAAAATCAACATCAGCAACATAGGATTTATCTCTGACTATTTCGGCCGTGCCGTTTAGTTCAGATATATCTCCAATATCAACAGCTTGTGCTTGTACCCTGGTCGTTTTGAATGACGCAAACAGTAGAAGCAGCAGTACCAGAAATGGATATGATTTTAAGCCAGTCATTGTCTTGTGTGCTTAGTTGTGAAACATTAAATGTTCTTGATCCGCCTGTATGGTCCAAGTAAAAATATCCACCAGCTGATGCAGTTACGCCTGTTCCTGTATAAGTTACTGTATTGTCAGATCCATCAATATCCATATAGTTGGTAGCACCATCTATATTAATATTTGATGTTACTGTATTATTAGAACCTTGAATAATCCAATCTAAATCAAGAGATGCAGCTATAGCTGTTGTTCCTTGGTTTAAAGTAAAAGTATTACCACTACCTGTGACATCTACATATTGATTTGATCCGTCAGAACTATAAGTATCTGTTGGATCTACTTGAATGGTAAAAGTATTAGTGCCACCATCAAACTCATAAAAACCTGTAAAAGTATCAGCAAATATGTCACCTAAGAATTTGTTACTACCACCGATCATGTTTATATCTAATGTCATGGTATTACCATCTAAATCAAAAGGATTCAGACTACCTGCTGTAGAGTTAAGACCGCCAATAATATTTGATATACCAAGTTGTTCCAGGTCTATGTTTGCACCTGTACCTGATTGATCTATGTAAATTTCATTGTCAGCCGCGTATGTTGTCAATGCAGTCAGCATCACAATCAGGCTTATCAATTGTTTCATGTTTTAATTCTACTCCTTCATTATTGTTTTGTAAAACCCAAAAACCTTTTTCATAACCTTGTTCTATAATCTCTAATACAGCGCCCTCTATAGCTTTCATCAAAGCTATAGTTGATGATTCGTTGCTAGCGTTACCCAGTTCTATTTCTACTAACTCGGTGTTTGCCTCTATAAACCTGAATACATCTTCTGATTTACCATAGCTAAATATAGTTTTTTGACTCAACACTTCTAACAAAACTTCACCAGTTGCAACAGATACCATACGCAAACTAACAGTAATGTTATCTTCTCTGTATTGTACGCTGTTGCCAATGCCTAAATATCTTGCACCAACACCCCCGCTTTCTAAATTAGCTTCATAAGATATAACAGC